ACACTATCGCTCTTATTTTCAGCGTTAATCAGCGCTTGCGCCGGGCGTGCGTGGCGCACAATACCGCGCATGGCCGCATCGGCCAGCACGGTGCCGTCACGCACTTTGTTAAACACTTCGGCTTGGGCCACATCCATTTGCCCAGACAGCAAGCTCAACATCGCGGCCATGGCATCTAAATGCTGATGCAAACGCGGATCACCGGCGTGATATAACGGGGCTAAAGCCGGATACCGGTCGATGGTATCGGCAATGGCTTGTTTGAAGTCCTTTTGCGTCAACATTAACCGGCTCCCCTATTGAGCGGAATAGATTGCCCGGCAATATCCAGCAACAAGCGCTGCTGTTGGTGGCCTAGATCAGTGGCATACACATTGATCGTTTCCGGCGGCAAGGCGGCCAACAGTGGAATATCGCGGCGCAGCTTGGCAATGACCTCGTCTGCACCGCTGTGAGTGAACAGGGGCTGTTGCAACAGCGTGGCTAAAGGGTGTCCGTAGCGGCTACCTAAGTAGGCACAGGCGGGGGTGGATAACCAATGCTGCACCATGTGGTGTAGCTGGCTGGCGGTAATGGCGGCATTCATCGGCGATAAGTGTGCGTTGCCGCAACGACACGGGTTGGGCTATTTTTCCCAAACACGCCAGTATTTAAGCGGCATGAAGTGTTTTGCTATTGATCCAGTCGCTGCGATCTAAGGCCGTTAGGCTGCACAAGGTGAGCGGTACGGCTAATTCCACATAATCGCCGCGCTGATCTATGGGCGAAGACAGCGGCAAGCCAATAGATTCAATGACTAACGGCATCCATGTGCGCCCTTTCCAGGTCAAACCAATGCGGGTAGGCGGACGAGAAGGCATCAGCGCATTAACATAATCGCTTTGCCCCCGCGCCGTATCTACTACACGCGCCAGCAGTGAGCCGTCATTGGATAATTCCACCGGCAAAGCCCATTGCATCAGCTTGTCATACGGCTGCATGACTTCTTGCCGGGCATCACGCCAGGCCCTAAACAACGCCGTTGCGGTAATTTTGACCGGTGGCATACCGGAAAAGACCTGTGTGGAATTAAGCCGGGTAATGCCGGTACGGCCCTCAAAAGGCTGCAAAAAGGCGCTGGCGTGTTGTGCTAAGGGCGCGAGCACGCTGTTTTCCGCATCGGTGTTTTGCGGCATTAACGCATTGACCACCGGCATGAGAGCACCCGATTGCAGCATGGCCATTAACGCCGGGGTGCGGGATTCTGGCCCGGCCTGCTCGAATGGGCTTTGCCAGTTCAAGCTCATTTCCATGTTGGCATCAATGAGCGGGGCTTTGACCGTAACCGGATCGGTTTTGCCCTCTATTTTTCCCCAGCGTTGGCCGATTTTGCCTACCTCATACAACGAGGCAATCAGGTGTTCGGATAAGCCGTCCCACAACGAAGACAGCACCGGCGCTTGCGGGCAACTCGGCGCAGCCACAATGCTTACAGCCCTAATTTGCGCCGCAAACGCATGGATTTAAGCCGACGCATTCGGGCCGCTGCGCTATGGCTTTTTAATCGCGCCTTGGCAATAGCGATTTTTTGTTTGGCACTGAGGCGCACTTTGCCGGAAACCCGCTGATTAATGCGTACTTTCTTGCCTTTGCGGATCACCAGCCGCTTTTGATACACCGCATCAAAGGTGGCATCAAACAGCGAGGCGGTGGCCGATTCACCAAAGACAAAGCGGTCAATATCGGCAGCGGCAGCGTCCTCGCCATCGGGCAATTGGGCTAACACCAGTTCACGCAAACGCTGGGCTGCGCCTTCATCCCAATGGTTAAGCAGGGCATCAATATCCTCTTCCGATGCACCCATTTGCTCTAAATAATCCCAGCCGTGATTCAGCGCCAGCCCTAAAATGTTGTGTTCATCATCGCTAATGTCCCCGTCTTTGTTGGCATCGGCAATACCAATCATTAGCGCTAACAAGCGGTCGGCTAAGGTTTCCCCTTCATCCAATTCATCGCTGTCTGCGGCCCATTGTTGAATGGCCGCGGCGGCAGATAAACCCACATCGGCGCGGGTGTAATCGCTCACATCCAAGGTATTGGCGCTGCGTGTTGCATCCAAATGCGCCGTGACCGCCGTATGCGGGGCGGTGAGGTGACGCAGCATGTCATTGATGAATTGGCTCATGCGTTTTGTGTCCTATTTAGTCCTAATAAGTGTTTAGCGGGTTAGGGTTTGGGTGACAAACAGTTGGCGCAAGGTGCCATCAAAATGCAGCCAATAACGCACCTGTACGCTGTCATGAGGCCGAGTAGGATCGGCCTCCACGGAAAAATGAAAGCTGCGCCCATTCATCGCCGGATCAAAGGATGGCGTGAGCCAACCGGCGGTACTGGCGCGGTCAAACAGGTCATTAAGAACATCACGCATGCGGCGAATAGCTACATCCATCGGCAATTGCAGCAATTCATTTCCGGAGCGGGTGACGGCGTCATCCAAATGCGTGGACATATCCACCACGGCAATCAGTTTTTTCAGGCTGTTATCTACGGGTGCTAAGGTGAGCGAATCCCGAAAGACATATTGCCCGCTGCCGCTGTAAGTTTGATACAGCACGGGATTGATTTTCGCTTGCGCCAATTGCGATAGTTCTTGTGCCGTAGGCGTGTGCGTTTGCATCATCGCGCTACGAGAAATAGGCCAGTTTTTACCGGCAATGGGCCAATTTTTCGGCGCAAAGCCGTTGGCATCGGTGGCGGCATTGCGGCCACAGGCATAGGCGATATTTAATGTGGCGACACCAAAATGGCCTTTGGGATTAATGCGCGCCGGGTCATCGCTGTGAATCGGTGCCCAAAACGCGGCCAGCAAATGCGCGGCCTTGTGGCTGGTAATATTCAGTTGTTCGACAAAGGCAATGGCCGCGGCCACGGGCAAGCGGCCATCCACATCAAAGCGCAATTGCCGGTTGGTTTCCCATGCTAACTGCGCTAATTCCTGCAATAGCATCGGCGATTGGCTGCCGCCGCTGGCGATATAAGCGTAATCGTGCGGGCTATTTTGTAGCTTGATTCGTGCAGCACGCCAGTCATCGGCGGAAAAGTTCAGCGGCCCTTCCTCAAAACAGCGGTGTAATCCCGAATCAGCCCACCGCGGTTGCCCATCATGGCTCCAGCCCCATGCCGTACACGTCGGTTCAATGGCCTGATCGCTGCCGCCCATCACCACGGTCACGGCATCGGTTTGCCCTTGCACCACATCGGGTAAAAAGGCGCTGCGTCCGTCATCGTCTTGGGCGTTTTCATCCAAGGAACCGTTGAACTCAAACAATGTGACGCCATCGGCATCGGATAGGCGCAAACGAATGTGATCATTAGCCATCGGCAAACCGCCCTGGCGTTTTTCGGCGGCATGAATGGCCGCGCTAATGCCATCGTTATGGCAATACAAGTGATCTATCGCCAATAGATACGGTGTTGTTGGCAAGGTGGAAGCGGTATGCCAGTGCAACGCGCCGGTCAATGCCTGGGTTGTGGGATCACGTTCCAACTGGGCAATCAGCCATTTGCGCTGCGCCTGTGCCGTGACCACGCGCTGCACAATCACCTCATACGCACCATTGTCCAAAGCTTCCAGCACATGAATAACGGCCAGATTTAACGTCGATTGTTTGATTAATTCGGGCCTGCCGAGTAATTGCCGGGCGTTATGCCGATTAACGATAAAAGGCCGGTCAATGCGTCCGCGTGGGCTACGCAAGATCACGGCAAAGCGTTGGTCACTGCGTCCGGGCGTGGGGATGTTGGAATCATCACGTAATGGGTTCAGTTGTATTCCCGATTCACTGCCTAATTGACGCACAAAAGCCACACTCATAGCGCGATCTCCTTGCTTACCGTGGCCGGATGAGCCAAAGATTTAACCGATTCTTTCTTGCTGCGTGATCGGGTAGGTGAAGGTGGGGTGGTCTCACCAGCCAGACGCACGCTCACGCCTTGGCGGTAGTTATTTAACTGGGCAATTTGCGCCACATCCCATGCCAATTGCTGTAATTGGGCGTAGCTGAACACCACGCAATCGGCGCTGCGGCCTTCTGTTAAGGCGCAGTGACGCAAAAACAGCCCCGGCACCGCAGGCAGCACACTATCGCGCGGCATATGGTTATCCACCCGCAGGTGTAATGGATACGTGGCATCGGCAAAACAGGCTATATCAGCGCTGTTATCTGCCGTGAGTGTTAAAGAGGTGGACATAAGCAAGGGGCGTTGATCAAACATCGCCCATTGTTGCGGCAGGATATAGCGCTAAAACGGGTGTTTTTCCGCATCTGGCGCGGTTTTTAATGACACGCAATCCATTGGCAATGGCGCTTAATGCGCAGCAAGGTGCTTTCATCGGGCAGCACAAGGGTCCTTTGCGGTAAGGGATCATCCACGCTGTCCAAACCGGCCCCGGCCATCACGGTTAACCATTCATCAGGCCGGTTGTACACCCGGTAAGCGACTAAAAATAGATCGAAGACTTCATCCGGTGTCACGGTGTGCCAAATTAACCCGCTGTGCCATGGCTGGGCGTTTTCTGCCAAATCACGTACCTGCCGATAAAACCGGGCCAGTGCGTGCGCATCCGGTGCTTTCATAGCGTGTACACCTGCCCAGACAGTATCTGTGTAATGGCGGCATTGGCGTTTTGGCTGGTCGTTAAAACAGTAGCAATGGCGCTGTGTTTGACCGCAATCAGGCAGGTGGCGAGCACGGCCATTTGCTCATTGTTTACCGTGGCATTCATCCGCCAGCGCGGGCCATGGGCATCCCAGCCGTCTTGTTCAATGGCCGCTTGTGGGTTAGCGCGTTGAACCTGTTGGCCCACATGCAATCGCGTGGGTGTGCCATCTTTGGCTACGCTGCTTTTCAGGTGTTGCCATGCGGCAATGGCATCAGATAAGCCGTCGGCAGAAAACAGCACATCCCGCTCTGCCTGTGGATCACTGGCAACCAGCAAACAATCGGCTTGTCGAATCGGCTGCAACGGTTTGAGCGTAGAGACAAACACAATGCCGCTGGCCGTATCCAAGGCGCTGTATAGGGTGCAAGCACGGGAGCTAAAGCCGCTGATATTGGCCTGAATTTTTTGCATCATGGCTTTATCGCCTCTTTATCCGGTGCCGTCACTACCGGCCAGCCGTGGCGGTCATCGGGATCATGATCACGGCCTTGGCCGTCATGGGGTTGGTGTGCATCGGGCGCATCAAATAGCGGAATGGTGGCGTGCAGATTTATATCTATCGCCAACATCGTGAGATTTTCCGCCTCACTGTCAATGCGCATGGCCGGGTTTTCCGGGGTTTGGATTTGCACCGGCCAGCGGGTGTGGATTCCTGAAAACGCATAATCGGCCATAAAACGCCGGTTTTCTGTGGCATCAATGAATAACAAGAATTGGGCAGCTAAAGCACTGGCGGTGGGTTGGCTGGAAGAAAAAATGACCAGTTGCGCGCGTACATCGGCGGCAAGCGTGCGCAAGCCAAATAAGCGCGCCTTAGGATCATCGGGCAAACGCACCCAATGCCGGTCGGCCAATTGGCGGCTGTAGTCGCGCCCGGTTGGCGTGTAATCCGGTGCCATAGCGACCACCATCACCGGTAAATCCGGCGGGCGCGTGGTGGCTCCGTTAACACTGGCTTTGATCCACAACGACAACATCGCTTGCGCTTGATCGACCATACGCGAAGGCGCCCAGACAATACCTTGGTTCACCGGGCGCTTTAGGTAACGTCCGATTCCTCGTGTAGTGGGTTTTAATTGAGCGTGATAGCGCACCAAATACTGCGCAAAGGCGATTTTTATCGGTTCTAACATGCGCCCTTACCCGCGTGATAGCCGACGTTGGAACCAGTGTTCACAAAATGAATCGTTGGCGTGTGTGTTGTGATCAGCAGGTCGCTGAAAGGTGGGTAAGGTTTTTACCTGCGCAAAGGCGCGCTGCCGTGATTGAAGCCCTTGCAGGCCCTCATCGCTATGCCTCAACGGTCGGTGCGCCGTTTCATCCAACAGTGGCACGCTTTCCAAACGCGCTATTCGGGCTGTGAGTTCTTCATTTTGCGCGCCAAGGTGAGTAATGGTGTCGTGTGCTTGATCAAGCGTGTGTTGCAGCCATGTGTGTTGTTGGGTGAGCGTATTGACCAAGGTCAGCGCCCCGTGCAGTTGTTCATCCATCAGGGCGGCCTGAATATCATCAGCGCTCATCTGTTGAATGCTGTCCAATGTCCAGCCGCGATTGGTGGCGTAATTAGGTTCGAGCACATAATCAAAGCCGAAAAATTCCGGGGCATTGGCATCAATGGCACTGGAAAAACCGCCGGTACGGTTGTGGTACAACTTGGCGGCCACTTGCCCAGAAGCGGTGTCGAGAAATTGGGCTTTGTGCTCAATGGTGCCGTTGGCATCGGCTTTCAGGTGCGTGGTGATTAATGCCGGTTCGACTAAAGCCGGTTTGCCGCCTTGCAAGCCGCCTTCTTGTGGATTTAGGCCAAATTTCAATCGCGGCCAGTGGCCGTAATAGCCTTGCATATCGCGCTGTTTGACCCGTTCTTGGCAGGCATCGCTATTAATGGCGCTGGCAATGGCCGGAATATCAAAATCACGGGTAACACCCCGGTATTTGCGCCCGCGCTCATGCAGGTTGTAGACAATCAGTTCGGTTTCCATGGCCGCTGTAATCTAATGTGATCTAACGATGACAATGGACTACGCTACGCCGATCCATACCGGCACTAAGCGGCCTTTTTCCTATTCTGCGGCTAATCCACCGGTGACAATACGGGCAATGCCGCGTTCGCGCACATCTTGCCCCGGTTCCGGCGGCAAATTCGCCACAATCACCCGTGGCATCTGATGGGAAGGCAAGGGCATGTTAGGTGCGCTCACGGCAGGTACCGCTACCGGCGCAGGTAGGCGTATGGATTCGGGTATGGATGGGCTAGCCGCAAACACGCGCGCATAATCGGCACCCATGCCGCGTGTCATCTGGTTGAAATACGTGTACGCACTGGTGTTATTGGCATCGGCCACGCTATCGCGGCCACGGGCCACCTGTAATGCCCCATCTAATCCCGCAATATGCCGGGCTTTAAGCAATCCGGCCACGTCCAACGCCGGTGTTTGCGCGTTAATCACCCCGGCACGGCGTAATTGCTGATAAGCGCGTTGGGAATGGGTTTTGAAAGCCGCATCTTGCAGTTCGGCACTGCTCATATACGCCTGCAAAGACAGGCCATTGGCCCAATGTGCCTGATTGTTCAGGAAACGATCCATGCCACCGGATTGCGCCCAGCGCCATTCAGCGCCTTTGGTTGTGGGATCAATGCCGTCTTGGCGCATAGCTGCATTCACCGTTTCAGCGCCACCGGCAATCAATCCGGCATCGGCCAACCAACGCGCCCCGGCCTGATAACGACCCACATAGCCTTTACCACCTAAATTGCGGGCGGCCAAATTCCCGCCGCTACTTTCTGTTTCCACCACCGAGGCGACCAAAGCGCGGGTATGGGCTTGATCTAAATGACCAATCGTGCCTTGATTCCACTGTGCTGCCGTGGTCAGCGCGTTCTTTTGTTCTTGATTAAACCGCCTTTGGGCAATGGCCTCACGTAAGCCTTGCGGCACCCAACGCCCGGCCAGCGATTGCATGCCTTGCCATGCCTGCTGCCTTTTGTTTTGCAGGGCGTGAAAGGCCGTATCGGCCAAACCGTGTAACGTGTTAGGGACGTGTTCTAAGACTGAACCGATCATCGGCGCATTTTTGAGTGTGTCCCATAGTGTAGAAAACAGGCCAGTGACGTTATCTATGGCACGATTTAGCCGTGTACTGACTTCCTGCCACGTCGTTTTTAGCATAGCGGCCACGGCAGTAAAGGCGCCCATGGCGCTGTGCCAGCTTTGGCTTACACTGGCTTTGATCCAATCCCATGTCCCCAGCGCGACAATACGAATTTCACCAAAGACGTTTGTTGCTGCGCGGCTAATGGTTTGGAAATGCTGCCCGATAAATTGCCCGCCTACACCACCGAGCCATTCACCCAATAGCCCGCCCATCACTGCACCTAACACGCCGCCGACCACATTCCCCAAAACCGGCACAATCGAACCCAATGCGGCCCCAGCAGCGCCACCGGCCAGCGCCCCGGCTAACCCGCCACCAGCACGGCCCCATGTCTTGCCATGACGGGCATTTTTTTCATCACGGCTAAGCGTGTCATCTTTTTCAATAGCCGATGATTCCCATGCACTTATGCCCAGCCCCAATAAGGAACCGAGTACAGGAATACGGCGTGCAAACCGGCCCGCCACACGTCCCATAGGGCGTAATAATCGGCCAACTGGGCTAAGCAGGCGTGATCCCACTGCGCCCGCCCCCGCCGTTAGCGCAGACAGTTTGCCCAATGGGGCCAATAATCCGGCCAAAGAGGGCAGCCAGCGGGCAAATAAGCCGCCCGATGAAGCGTTTTCCGCTACCGGTTTTTCTTCAATGGCTTTCAGGCGTTGATGGGCCGCTTTGTGAAAGCGTTCATCGTTACGTTGGCTGTGAATCAGCGTTTGCCAAATCCGGCGATACCAGCGGGTTTTGCGTTTTTCTTCCCGGCTTTGTCCGCCTAAATGAAAAAGCTGTGCTGTGCGTGCCAGCGGGGTAGCCACCTCGTGTATCGCCCGTACGGCCGGATCGGTTTGGCCAATGTCGTGACCCGAATCACGTAAGAAGGCACCAAGACGTTCTATTAGCGGATGGACTACACCCGTCGCTACTGTGGCGCTGTCTAGGCCGCGTGATGAAGGTGTAACCGTTGCGTTTTTAGCGATAAAACGGCCCCGTGCATCACGGCTATGAGGTGTCACCGATGCTACAGCGGCTGTACGGGTTAAGACCGCCGGTTTCGGCGCAACCGTGTTTCGGGCAACAGCAATCGGTTTAGCCGCTGTAACCTCGTGCTGAAGTAATGCCGTGCTATTAGCACGCATTGGCTGTGCTACGGATCGTTTGGTGCTGGGTATGTCTTTATTTAATGCAGTGACTGCCGTCGAATAAGCGATAGCGTGCGGCTTTTTCTCAGGTATCGGCACCAATGGCGCTGGATATACGGCCTGCTTAGCCGATAATCGCTGTCCCTGCCGTAGCATGTCCACTTGCCGCTGCACATGCTGGGCAATGGCGCGCACATCAGCGGCTATCGGCGGTAAGGTACGGCCCAATATGCCCAATTCCCAGCGTTCTACGGGCCGTCCCTGCAAAAAACCGGCGCTATCGTGCAGCAAACTTAAGGAAGATGCCAGTGGTGTCATCAGGCGCGGCCTACCTTGCCCGCATAAACGTATCGCATTGGGTAAAGCTCATCTGTAATTCCGCCGGGGCATCTTCGCGGCGAGACAGTGAACTTTCTAAGCTCACCGGTCGAAACAAGCCCAAATCGTGATAACGGCGACGGGAGTGTTCGTCTTTCACCGCCCCGTACACAATCTTGATACGCACGGCATAGTCAGCAGGCACGCCGACGGTGCCGTCACGGGCGACAATGGCCGCATAGTGCGCGGCAAACCAGTGCTTGAGATTACCCGCTTCATCATCCAAGCAGGTCAAGCGCAGTTCTACCGCCTCTTGTCCCTGCACCGTATCTACCACCGCTGCGCCACTGCGTTTTTTATCGCCAGTAATGACAAAGGGGCTGTAATCCAACTCCAAAGCCAGCACATTAAAGCGATCAGGTATATCTGCTGCGCCAGCGGCCAATGCCGAGGTGATCTCCAGTAACCAAAGGTTTTTCTTTACCGGAATCACGCTGCGTTGCTGCTGATACAAGCGCAACGCCTGCTTGGGGCTTAGCCCAGCAAAACCGCTGGCCGGTGTATTCCAATACGCGATCTGTTGCTTACGCCCGGATAAATCTGGGCGCAGATGATCGAGCAGCCGTTCGCCTGCACCTTGCCAATCCCCTTGTGCTAAATCGGCCAGCGCCTGCGCACTGTTATCAATCAATTGCTGCCGATGCAAGGGCAAATACTGATTCAGCGCATCGGCCACACGGTAACGCACGGCATTATTGGCCCGCTGTGCAACGGCTTTGCCCAGTTTGCCATCGCCCAAAGCCCGGCCTAATGCACCGCTGGCGCGGTCTATGCCCTGATGGGCGGCATGACCTAATTGGCTGTGTACCCGGCCAGCGGCCAGTTTTTCGGCCAACGTGCTGTACAAGCTCATGATCCGTCCGTTTCTATATCGCTGCTATTGGATTGAGCCAACTGACAATAAATATCAGCTTGGTCTTCGTCCATTTGCAGGGTTTTGGTTAGAAACAACCTCATCATGTCTTTGCTCATGCCCAGCTCTTTCATTTGCATCATCGCTTGCAATATGTTGGCCGCCGTCGTGGCCGCTTCCAAACGTGTGCGCTGCTGTTCGGCGTCTAAGGCAGAAATGGAGCCGTAAAACTGAATGTCCCACGGGCGCTCATGGGCGGCAAACACCCGTCCGTAACGGTTGAGCGTGTGAATATCGATCACATGGTTAAAAAAGTCTTCCAAGGCAATACGAATAATCCGCGCCCGTTCTGCCGCTTGCGCGCTAGCCCGGAAAAAACCGCCTTCACCCAGCCCACCGCTCATTTGATCGGCAAAGCCAATCATCGACAAATCCACACCCAACGCACCGGAAAGCAAGCGTGCATGCACCATCACATCGTCAATGGTGATCGTGGCGCTGCGCCCAGACGTGCCGCCATTGGCCGGAATGATTTGCACATTGCCTTTTTCGCCCCATATGGGAACCACCGAGCGAATCCGCTCCATGAGAGGCCGCCCATTTTTTACCGCGTTTTCAGCCAATTGCTTAGAGCGGCGCACCATATCTACGACCGATTGAACAAATTGCTCTTGCTGCGGCTGGTTCATCGCCTCCATATTGGCGGTAATGATTTGCTCATCAATGGAATCCATCCAGCGCTGTCCGACCAAGCCGAGCAACGCCGCGCACAGGTTTTCCCATGGTTCTTCGGCGTTATACAGCAAGCTGCCTCCGGCCATGCCAGGCAATATGGGCAGCGCTTCCACATCATTTTCGGCAATGGCTAAATGCAGGGACTTTTCCACCACGCCGTGTTGCGGCACCCATTGGGTGCGTGGCATTTTCAGCCGCGCCATTTGCGTAATATCCAGCCGTTCCATACTGTTTTTGCCTACCGATACGCTATAACCGACCGTTTGGCTGCCGCGTTCAAACGGCTGCACCAATGGCGGGCGCACCAGTTCATCGGCATACATATCCCTTACGCCGCTGGCATCGGCATAAATTCGTGCATAGGCATCGCCAAAGACACAGCCGGTATACGCCATTTGAAAGGCTTTTTGGTTGAATAAGGGGCTTAAGGTCGCGCTGATTTCTGTAACGATGTTTTGCTTTTGCCGATCATGGCGTGCATCGGGCCGGGCTTCGATATACACAATATCGCCGCTGGTTTCACTGCCACCAAGGGCTGAAGTGACCAACAACAGCAGCGCACTGGAAACAATCGGGTCAGCTTCCATCGCTGCCCACTTTTCATAAATCATCTGCCGTTGGCGGGCGCTACGGCGGCCTGAACCGAGCAAGGTCGCCACCGTGGTCACACCGCTCACGCCAAATTTAAACGTATCGGCAGGCGTCATCGTTTTGCCCGGCGCAACAAAGGCGCTTATCCACTGTTTTGCGCTCATTCCCATTCGGGTTAGCGTACCGGGCGCTTTGCGTGCAGTTGAATCAGCCATAGCGCATCATCTCGCGTACACGGTGTTTAATCTGGCGCTATTTTCCGCATTATTTATTTCAACTTAGGCAAACAGGGCATCAATGGCCGCTTGCGTTTGCTCCAGCGTCTGCGTGGTCGTATTTGCCTCACGGGCAGGCACATAATCCACCGATTCGAGAAAGGCAAAGCACACTGCATCCCACAAATCCGGCGAACTTAAGCCTTCCCATTCGGCGCTGCCTTTGGGTGGCACTTTTAACCGACCTTTGTCGGTAAAGGTTTTGGGAATGCGTGAGGATTGGGCCAGCATCACGCTACGGTAGGCATCGGTGCGCACCGACAAACGCCCTTCTTTGGCCGCGCGGGCGGCGTGGTGCATGGCTTGCGCACGCAAATTCAGGTAACGCTGGCGGTTGATTTGCCGAAAACACGGGTTGCCCCAATTCACCCGATGCAGCGGTTTTCCCGCATCTTCAATGTCCTGACAGACATTGATTCCCAGCCCACCGGCATCAACGACAAAACCGATACCGGCAAAATCAGCCGCCGCTTCCATCAGGTAATGCGCCAGTTGATTGGCACGAATGGTATTGGTATGCAACGGAATGTGAGTAATTTCTACCCGCCGGGCCTGTTCCCCGCTATCGCCATAACCGATCACGCGCGCAATCACGGCCACGGATTTATCGCGCTGGCCTTCGCCCGAGGCAATATCCGCCAACAATAACCATCCCGCCGGTTCCTCATCGGCAATAATGGACCCACAGTCATACATGGCCTGCGCCACAGATAAGGGCATCATCTGCTTGGCCGCATCTTGCGGAAAACGGCCTAATAAGCGCACATTACGTTCATCGCTGTCGTAGGCCGCCCACAATTCCTGTAACGCGGCATCGCTCACAAAGGGCGAATCCAGCGAACCAAACACCAGCCGTTGCCACGGCCCGCCATTATCCACCGCCAAATCATGATGAGAACGGTAGAAAAACCCGGCATTACGTGTGGGCTGGCTGGTCATCAGCATCCGGTTATGCGTTTCCGTTAGCGCGCCGGTGAGGGTGGTGAGCACGGTATCCGATAGCGTGGCCGCTTCATCGGCGACAATCAATAACCACTGCGCATGTCGCCCGGCCATTTTGTTAGCCGTTTTGTCATTGGCGGTCTTGGATTCCACCAACCATGTGCGCTCAAAGCCCTTAATGCGCGCCGTGGCATTGGCCAAAATCTCCACATGCGGGGCAATCCACGCATGCACCCCGCGTTCAATGCGCGCCAGCCCGGTGCTCATTTCCTTCCACAACGTCACCTTGACCTGATCCATGTCATTAGCGGTCAACAGCGTGATCGATTGCGGATAACACAGCAAATGCCACAGCACAATCGAGGCAATGGCCGTGGTTTTGCCTGTGCCGTGGCCTGACGCCACCGACAAACGCGCCCGCGAAGGCGCAATCCCGGCAAACAGCGCCAACTGCTGCTGCGACGGCACCAAACCTTGTACTTCCACGGCAAAACGCGCCGGGTCAGGCGCATAACGCTGGACAAACAACACCCAGCGCGGGTCTTGCGGCAATGGCACCTGTTTAGCCATGCTTAGGCGTGCTCATTTAACCAATTATTATCTGCGCGTTGGGCAATTTGTGCCTGTTGCTGATTAGCTTGCTGCATGATGGCTTCATACAAGGCATCCAGCGTTTGTTTATCTGGAAAGGCATGAATAGTAACGTCGATATTCTCTTTCCATATTTTTTCTTGGCGTTTTTGTAACCAAAATTGCGCCGCATCAACATTCGGTTCAAACTGTTTTTCTACGGTCGTTTGCACGAATTTACCTTTATGCAGGGCTACCTTCGTTTCAGTGATACTAAAGTTACCCGTGGCCCGCTTATACAAGGCATCTGCGACCTCCGCATCGGCCATGATTCTTCCTGCATTTATTGCCGATCTAAACGCCACATGTTTTTGTTTCCACAAATAAAACGTGCGTTGAGCAATACACAATACCTCACTCATTTGTTCATCAGATAACCCTAATAACGCTAGTTTTCGTGCCTGTTCACAATACGCTTTGTTATATAAAGTAGGTCGGCCCGTCCCCAAATGGCGCGCGGCAGGTTTGGGTTTGCTGGTTTTCTTTTTTTTCTTACCTGCCGGTGCTTTAGAACTACTCATACGGCTTGCTCTAATCCCGGAAGAGTTAATTGCATGCACGTTTTGCCGGCCACATGACAATGCAATTTAAAACGCGATAACTGGTTGCGCGCGGCTTGCGTGTGATCGTAAATCGTGTTTACAGCAGATAATACCCGCGCGCTACCGCGCATGGTTTCAAATTCAGGATTTAATTCAACAAAGCGCTGCATCGCCGTTTTTAATTGCCCGCCAGTATCGTGTAATTGCACGGTTGATTGCCCAATAGATTCAATCCGATTAACTAATCCACGTACCACCTGCATATCCCGTTGCCGCGCCGTTTCCCATGCGTGAAACACCCATTGTGCCGTTTCCCGTTCAATATACATACGCGAACTGGTTTCAAAATCATCACTGCGACCAAATAAAAAATCAATGGACACATCATATAATTTGGCCGCGCGCTCAATTAACCATAACGGCACCGAATGGGTATCATAAGCATGTTCCACTTTAGATAATTTAGACGGATTGGCATAGCCCAATTTTTTAGCCGCATAGGTCAAAGACATATTGCACATGTGCCGCCCTTGGCGCAGCCGTTTGCCAATGGTGCATACTAACTGGTCTTGCTGTTTTCTCGCATTAAGCGCAATAGCCATGAGTAAAGAAAAAGCGCGTGAAGTAATTGAAATTATAATGCAGTATGATTCATGTCATACGCACTTTAACCTGCCCGCCTTTCATCACATTTTGATGCACCGTAGCGATGGTTCTAAATCGAAAATCATCCACATTTAACGCTTGTGCAATGCCGTCTCGATACGGTTTAAATGCGGCAATGAGATTATCATCATCACGTCGGTAACGATTTGGTGGATAAAAATCACTATGCAGATCATAACGCAACGTAAGATAATCAATAGAATCTGGTTTTATTGCGCTCAGATAATCCTTAGTCCACCCGGCGTGTCGTGCCAACATAAACGCTTCATGGCGCGCGGCTTTTACCGCTTGCGCCCGCTTTGCCCAATGTACCCGCGCATTCGGCGAAAGTGCTTTATCTGGCCATGGGAGAATTAATTCCGTTAGTCGCTTAGGCTTAATAATACGATTACTCATGTTATTAACTTTTTCATCGGTAGTAGAATGAATCACCTGCAACGCATAACCGTCAAGCAAAGGCGAGAAAGCATTTACTTTCATGCTGCTTTTCTCCACGTCGTTGGTGTTCTATTGTTTCCGCCTAATAGGTTTTGTTCTGCCACGACCATACTTAAACCCGTGCCATCTTGAAAACGGCAATACTGTAATTCAGCTCGCAACATCGCATAACCGGTTGGGCCGCTGCGATTTTTAGCAATATGAAAGCTGCACACATTATTCACATTATCTTGTGCGTGGCCGGCTTCATTATTGGGCACTTGATTTTGGTTTTTGGCGTAATATCCTGGGCGATACAGAAAGGCGATAATATCGGCATCTTGTTCAATTGCACCCGAATCACGTAAATCAACCATATTCGGCGCTTTATCAGCACGGGATTCTACGGCGCGGTTTAATTGGGATAAGGCCATCACCGGGCAATTAATTTCTTTGGCTAATTTTTTTAATTCACGAGAAATATGGGCGATTTCCTCGTTGCGATTAGCATGTTTTTTGCCGTGTGTACTCATCAATTGCAGATAATCGACCACGATCATTTTTAGCCCTTCTTTGCATTGGCTGTGAAAATGAACAGCTCGCGCCCGGATTTGTTCCACTGTCATTGAACCACTATCGTCAATGGCTAAGGGCAAGTTCTGCATAATGCGGGCCGCATGGGTTATTTTGCTCCAATCCTCATCATTAATTCCATTTTCTCGCTGCAAATCATGCAAAGGAATATGGGTTAAATGGGATAAGGTGCGCATGATTAATTCATTCATACCCATTTCCAAAGAAAATACCGCACACGCTTGGTTATTTTTCGCTGCATCCAAAGCCCATTGCAACGCATTAGCGCTTTTGCCCACACCCGGACGGGCGGCTAATACCATTAACTTACCGCCCTCTAGTTTGGGAATAATCTCTTTAACACTTTTCCATTGTGGAACAATACCGCTGATGTTGCCTCTTTGCCGTTTTTCTAACTCGGTAAACATCTCACCTAAGCCGCTTTTCATCAGCTTAAGTTCACCACCACGCATATTTTCTTTGCACAGGTTAGCAATTTGTGTATTGGCCTCGGCGAGTAATTCAATACTCTCTCTGCCATCAGGATCATTGGCACTATCAATAATTGCTCTGGCGGTTTTGATTAACGCGCGTCTGGCCGCTTTGTCGCGCACAATATTGATATAGGCTTGAATATTAGCCGAAGAGCACGTATTCATAGCCAAATCGACTATATACGTTTCATGAGGCAAGCGGTCAGTCAGGTTTTTAGATAAAAATAAATCATTAACCGTTACAGCGTCAATAGGGGTTTGCTTTTCTGCTAACTCACACAGTATTTGATAAATAAACTGATGCGCTTTTTGATAAAAATCAGTATGCCTGATCTGTCCTTTGACGGTGTTTAAACAGTCTGGATTGAGCAATATCCCACCTAACACATTTTGTTCAGCCTCGATGTTATAGAGTTGTTTTTCTGCAAGAAGTTGATGTTTTTTCCGGCTAACGGCTAGCCGTGCCTCTGCTTCTATTTGCTTATATTTTGGAATAGGTGGTTTATTAAGCATATTTTCCACATTTACTTGCCAATCCGGTATTTCATCGGGTAATAATGGCGGGCTATCCGGGTGATCCAGTGGCAAATTATTTAAGTTATCCATAATGGTTTACTACCGTATAAATGGTGAATTAGTGGGCGTTAGCGTTAGCAGTTAACTGTTGTGAGGAAAATAATCCGGCCAATTCTTTAGCGCAGCGATTCTTTAATTCCGCCATAAACCAAGCGCCGCCGTCATAATCGCCGGGTTTTTTATCCGCTGTTGGCGCGGCAGTAGAGGGGGGGCGGTTGTTTATTTTTCTCTTGGGTGCTTTCTTTGGATTTTTTAATATCAATATCCATAAACGCCTCTAATCCTTTTTGTGAAAGACGGTATTCTTTGGTTTGGGGATCAATTCGCCATAACCCGTATTGGTTAGTTTTTACCGCATCAAAAAATCGTTGCGGCCAGTAGTCGTAGGCATACCGTTTGCCAAAGCCTTTGCTGTATTTTTCTTCAAATACTTCCCATGCAATTGTCAAAAATTCGGGCGGGAAATGACGCTCTTTGGCCCATTGATCAATCGGGTGATCATCGTCAATCACATTCAAGCCGCGTTTCCGGCGGATTTGCAGGTAGTGTTTTAGGCTGATTGGAGCCGGTTTGAGTTTTTTGCTCATGGGAGTTGCCTTGTTCGGGGCCATTGGGGGCGG